ATTGATGAAGCCTAATGGTAATTTCCAAAAGTTTATGTGGGATATAATGTCAGACAATGATAAGTTAATACAAGAAAGAAAAGCTAGAGGTAAAAAAACTTATTCTTTCCAATAGAATAATATATAAATATATACAATGAGTAAAAGACCAAAAAAAGTTTCGGTAAAGGTGCGAAACAATAACATACAGAAAGCCTTAAGTAAGTTTAAACGTAAAGTAAAAGATAGTGAACACCTATATGAATTAAAAGATAGGAAACAATACACTAAACCTTCCGTAAAGAGACGAAGAGCTAAGCAAGTAGCTATACACAATCAGAAGTTAGAGGACTTAAAAACAAAAGATGAGTAAGAAATTTGACCAGAAAGCTTATATGAAAGAATATAGAGCTAAAAATAAAGAAAAACTTAAAAAGAAATACAAAGAGTATTATTTAAAAAACAAGGAAAAGGTTAACGCTCGTAATAAAGAATGGGCAGATAATAATAGAGAACATTTACGAACTTATCAAAAGGAATGGAAGGCTATAAATCCAGAAAAGGTTGAAGCAAACAAGAAAAGATGTGAAGAATGGACAAAATCTTACCAAAAACAATATTATTTAGATAACAAAGAAGAACAAAAGAAATATTATAAAGAATATTACAAAAATAAAAAAGATGGTTACCACAGAGTTTACTTATTAGAAGATTATAACTATGTTGGTGTAACAGATTATATTAAACATAGATTTAGTCAGCATAAAACAGAACATAACAGAGATTGTACTAATCACAGAATACTTTATAAAACAAAAGATAGAAGTGAAGCAGAAGAGTTAGAGGATTTACTACACGATATGGGATATGAAGGCAGACATAATTTTAAAAACAAAAGACTAAATATATAAGTATATATAACAGAATTAACTTTGTTTGTTATAGTAGTATAAATAACATAGATAAACATAGATGCCGTTCGTAAAAGGAAACAAGTTAAGTAAAGGGAGACCTAAAGGAGCTATCAATCGTTCAACCGAGATGATGAAACTATCTGTTGCTCGTGGTACAAATAAAGTATTAGATAATCTTCCTCAACTATTAGAAGAACTAATGAAGAAAGACCCTAAAGGTGCAGTAGATATAGCATTGAAACTATTAGAGTTTCACTTGCCTAAACAATCAAGGGTAGAGTTAAAAGGAGAGATAGAGCAGAAGATACAATCTATTAACATCAACATAAACAAGAACGATGGAATTGACAGTTAATACCACACTTACATTTGATAATCTTTTATCAGCTAATAAAAGAATAACACAACACATAGGTGGTACTAGGTCAGGTAAAACTTATGCAATCTTACAATACCTTATAGTAAAAGCTCTACAAGAACCGCAGAACATTACCATAGTAAGAAGAACTGTACCTTCACTTAAAAGAAGTGTAATAAAAGATTTCAAAGAGATAATGCAAGAGTTAGGTATATGGAGTAATGAATCATATAATATCTCTGATAGGGTTTACTCTTTCTCTAATGGAGCATTAATTAGTTTTGTTAATACAGATGATGCAGAGAAATTAAGAGGTGTTAAATCAAATATTTTATTTATAGATGAAGCATCAGAGCAACACGAAGAAAGTTACTTTCAATTATCTATTAGAACAACAGGTGAGATTATATTAGCATTCAACCCAACTGTTTCACCTTACCATTGGTTAAGGAATATGGACGATGTAGAAACATTTAGGACTACATACAAAGATAATCCTTACTTGAATGATGTAATGATTAAGGAGATAGAATCATTAGAATTAAAAAACCCAAAGTATTATAAGATATACGGTCTTGGTGAATATGCTCCTAACGATAAGGCAGTATTCCAAAACTTTCAGATACTTGAAAACTTTCCTACACACGAGTTAGTAGGATATGGAATGGACTTTGGTTTTTCACAAGACCCAACAACTTTGATTGCAGTACATAAACACCACGATATGTTGTATGTACGAGAGTTGATGTATGAGAGAGGTTTAACAACAACTGATATAACAAGAAGGTTAGAGTCTTTAAACATCGGTAAAACAGAGATATGGGCTGATAGTGCAGAGCCACGATTGATAGAAGAAATCTATCGCTCTGGTTTTAATATTAAACCTGTCAAGAAAGGACCTGATAGTATAAAATTTGGAATCGGTGTTCTACAAAACTTTGGTATTGTAGTAGATAGTAAATCAACACACTTGATAGACGAACTATATGGATATGAGTATATGACAGATAAGAATGGTATTGTTCTTGATAAGCCACAAGGATTTAATGACCATTGTATAGATGCACTAAGATATTTAGCAATGAGTAGATTAAGTATCAAACAACAGAACAAAGGTAAATATACATTATCATTTAAGTAATGAACAGAGAAGAAGTAATAACTCAGTTATTAGAAGAAGCACAGGCTAATCTTACTTTATTTAGTAAAGGACAAGACAAGTATGCTATTACACGATATCAAACAATAATGAAACAGGTACAAAATTTAAGAAAACATGGCAAAGATAATAGAGGTTAAACTACCTGAAGAATATAAGGATAAGAATAAATACGAAATCTTTACTCATCTTGAACAAGTTGCTACTTTAGCACACAATCAAAAACAAAAGATAGAAGATTTAAATGCAGAGATTAAGTTAAGAGATTCTCAATTACAAAAGTTAAGAGCAGATATTCTTAAATTAAAATCAATGGTAGGACATAAGAACATAGAGATACAAAGTTTAAAATTAGAATCAGATACTATTGATATAGAAGTAGAAGAAGAAAAGAATGTACCTAACTTTTTACCAGCATCAGTTAAGTTTCACGAAGTAACACAAGAATTCCAAGATAAACCAATAAACAAATGAAAAAACAAATAGAGATAACAGTACCCAAGAATTATTCAGCAATATCATTAAGTAAGTATATACAGATAGAGAATGATATGGAGCAATACAAAGATGATGAACAGGCACAGAATGCATTCTTATTATATAACCTTTGTGGTATTACACCAAAGATAGCTAACTCATTAGATAGTGAAACTCTAAATAAGATAAACAAAGATTTATCTTTATTCTTAAATAAGACAGATTTTGAATTACAAAGGTTTGTAACAATAAATGGTGTCAAGTATGGATTTGAACCTAACTTATCTAAAATGGCTTATGGTGCTTATTTAGATATTAGTAAATCTCAATCACTTCTTATAGATAGGAATTGGAAAAACATAATGAGTATCTTATACAGACCTGTAATAAAAGAAAGAGGTGCTCTATATAGTATAGAACCTTACAAAGGATTTGATGATGAACAAGCCAATCAATGGTTAGACGTTTCAATGGACATTCATTTTGGTTGTTTTTTTTTCTTCAATCGTATCTTGAAGGAATTAACGAAAGATACCCTGAAATCTTTGAGGGAGCAAGCGTTGGAGGACCCGGAAGTGAATCAGCACACCAAGAAAATTTTAGTAGAAAGTGGGGAGCTTATCAATCGATTGTTGTCTTAGCTAATGATGATTTGTTAAAGTTTGATGAGGTAACACAAAGACCGTTAGAAGAATGCTTGTTAAACTTATGTTATAGAGTAGATAAAGCTCAATTAGATAACTTGTTACACAGACAAGCAATGAAAAAGATTAAATAAAAACCCACCACCAATATAATTAGTATATAGTTTGTTATAGTAATAAAACAATTATGTCATATTCTCGAAGTTTAAGAAAAAGAAGAGCAACAGGAATATATATAGGTCCAACAGTTAGTAACTCTTCACCCAAGAATTCTAGAAGAGGTTGTCTTTGTCTTGATTCAAATACTTACGATGTTAAGTGTTGTGATGGATACTTACAGAATCAAGGTATAGGAAAGACAGAATCTGTAATAACGAGACCAGGAGCATTCTCAAGAGGGTTCTCTGATGGATTTGACATACAAATAATAAATTAACACAATGAGCAGTAAAAATAAATCACAATTAAGGACGGAGAATTCTAGTAATTTTCCTAACAATAACTCTCAGTTTATTACACCAGAAAAATTAAGAGATTTCAATTCAGATATGATTGATTCAATGGTAGCTAACCAAGATAGTGGTTCTTTCCTTGCAGGTAGTACTGGTTCTTTAGTAGCAACAGCATCTTTTGATAATGGAACGAGATTAATGACATTTACAAAAGGAGATGCTAGTACCTTTGATGTAAGTATACCTGATGCATTACCATCTACTGCATCATTACTAGTAACTGCTTCAGTAGTAGATGCAACAATAACATATACCAAAGGAGATGGAACTACATTTACTAATACAATAAACAATGTAGTATCTTCATCATATGCAGTATCTTCATCACGAGCAGATTCTTCTTTATTAGCTGATTCCGCTACATCTGCATCACAAGCACAGAATGCAACATCAGCATCACACGCTGAACAAGCAGATAATGCAACCTCTGCTTCTAATGCAATTAGTTCTTCGGTAGTAACTGACCCTAATATAGCATACATAAACAAAGACAACACATTTAGTGGAACACAAAACTTTGATAACATATCAGTAAGTGGTACAGGTTCTTTCGGTAGAATAAACACAGTAACAGGTTCAGCTAAAGTAATTGGAGATGCATTTGTAGTAGTAAATGCAGATACACCTACATTAAGATATGCTGGATTACAAGTATATGATAGTGGTTCATCTAATGCAACTGCATCAATACAATGGGACGGATTAAATGATAGTTGGATATTAGTAGAAGAAGGAGGAGAATCCTCATTCATACTAACAGGTCCTACTGGTAGTTTAGGTAGTGAAGCTAATTTAAGTAATAACTCTTTACCAAAAGGAGCAGTACATAGACAGTTAGTAGATTCTAATATATCTGATAATGGAACAACTATAACACTTGGTTCAACAACTAATGTATCAGGTCCTTTATCAGCAAGTAATTTATCCTCAATAGAGATAAGTAATTTAGAATCAACTGCATCAGTAGATAGAATAAGAATAAATGGATTAGCTGATGATACTGGTTCTTATGCAAAAACAAATGTAAATAACTTATTTACCGAAAAACAATTTGTTAGTGGTTCAGATGGATACATAAATCAAACATTCGCAGCACCAGGAAGTAATCAAGAAAAAGCATTCTTTAATATTAGTGGAGCTGAAATAAACTCTACTGCATATAACAGAGTATTCTTTGGTATGGCGGATTATCCATCGTTTCAAGAACCATATATGGATTACATTTCAATAGAATATTATAACTCAACATCATATAGTTATGGTTCTGAGTTGTCTCTTAATGGTGTAGGAAGTAGAATTCTAACAAGAGCAAATGGAGGTGCAGGTTCAGGTATCGCAAGATTCCAAACTACTGATAATGGTGATGGCACTACAACTGCAGAGATAAGAGGTAATACAATTAATCTTGGTACAAATTCAAGTAATACATTTTTACTTATTGGTAATGGTAATATGGTTACTTCAATGAATGGAGCAACCATTATGAATGGTAGAACAATCATAAGTTCATCATTAGAATTAAGAACAGACCCTATAACAATTAGTTCAAATACTGCATCACTTGATTTTAGTGAAGCATCAATGTTTGAATTAACACTTGTAAGTGGTTCAACAACACATATAATACCAACTAATGTTGCACAAGGACAAACAGTAAACCTATTGATAGAACAACCAGGTACAGGTACAGGTTCAATTGAATTCTGTCCTGAGATATTCCAACCAACAGGTTCATTATATACTCCAACAGCAAAACAAGGTACAAGAGATATATTAACAATGATTACATTTAACAATACACAACAAATATTTGTTTCTAATGTAAAAGAATTAGAAAATGCATACTAAAATATGAGAGTACAACCATTTGCGTTTATAAAAGAACCAGCAGCAGAAGGAGGAGGAGATGTTTTTCCTACTTTAAACGGAACACTAGTAGATTATTGGAGAGCTGACCAAGGTATAACCTTATCAGGTGCAAATGTAATTGAATGGGAAGGACAAGCAAACGCTACTGTACTTGAAGATGCTACATTAGGTCCAACAGTATCAGGTTCTAATGCAGGATTTAATAATGTAGATACACTTACCTTTAATGGTTCATCTCAAGGTATGGGAAAGATTTTTAGTAACCTAGGTGGTACTGATACAGGTAATCTGTATATGTCTTTGTATGGAGCACCTCATGGTGATGGTGGAGGTTGGGGAGCTATACATGGTTTAACTGGATTACCTTCACCATTTAATTTCGTAGAAGGAGCACAAAGAGTTGTAAGTAATACTCAAACAGAATTGTGGGGATATCCACCAGGTGGTACTACAGCTGCATCAGATGATACTCTTGGTAAAGGTATATACACAATAGCAATTGGAACTAGTAATCCTAATGGTGCTAATTATTTTAATAAAAGTAACAATACAGTTGTAGCTACAAGAGGTCCTTATTCATCGTATCAAACGACTAGACAAGGATATACTATTGGTTGTTACAATTTTCAAACAGGTGGTAGTTTACATGGTAAGGTAGATGTAGCAGGTATAGCAATATGGACAAACCCACCAGATGTTGCAACTTCATATCAAGATATTGCATCAGTAGAAACATACTTTTCAAATATATTTGGATAACATTATGAGCGAAGAATTATATTATCAATATCACTGTCCTTGTGGATATCCTAAGAACAACGATGGAACTTGTTATGAAGGAACTATACACCCACATACTGATTGTGAGTGTAATGAACTTAACAAAAAGAAATAAAAAATAACTACTTATATATAACACTTTGTTATATCAGTAGATATATATCAAATTATTAATTTAAAAAAAGAGAAATATTATGAATTCAAACACAGTATTAGGTAAGATTATGACTCTTTTATCTTTGGAAAAAGAAGATAAAAAAGAAGATAAACTTACAGTAGCTAGATTAGCTGATGGTACTCTTGTTGAATCTCCAACTTTCGATGTGGGTGAAAAAGTAGAAATTATCCACGAAGACGGAACAAAAACTCCAGCACCTGATGGTGAACACTTATTAGAGTTAAGAGATGAATCTGACAACATTAACAGAATCAAAATCTTTACTGAAGGTGGAATTATCAAAGAAAGAGAAAATGTTGAAATCGAAGCGAAAGAAGAAGATAAAAAAGAAGAGGAAATGGCTGATGTTTCAACAGAAGATGTTAAAGCTTTACCAGAAACCGGTAAATCAAACACCGATGTTAACGAACAAGTAACTCTTGAATCAGAACCTGGCGTTAAAGTTAATGAAGAAGTAGTTGATAAGGATGCGGACGAAATCGTGAACTTAACTACTAAATTAGCTGAACAAGAAGAGAAGATTGAAGAAATGAAAGAAAGAATCGAAGAACTTGTAAAGTACTTTGAGGAAATCAAAAAAGAAGAAGAAAAGATGGAAGAAGAAAACAAAGAGGAGAAAGAATTAGAATCTAAGAAATTAGATGGAGCTCCTGTTGAAAAAGCTTCTATGTTTAACAAAAAGAAAAACAATAACTTTAAAGTAGGGAATTATAGAAATTCTGTACTTTCAAAAATGTATAAATAATACATTAAAAACCAAAATTAAAAATGAGAAAAATTACAAACTTAACAAGTGGACAACCTAGCATAACTTCGACGTATGCAGGTGAAGCAGCTAGCGGTTATATCGCGGCAGCTCTACTTTCTGCAAGGACTCTTGATAATCAGTTGGTAACTATTAAGCCAAATGTAAAATTCAAAGAAGTAATTCAGAAAGTTGACCTTGATGGAATTGTACAAGATGCATCGTGTGACTTCGTAACATCTGGTTCAACATCTATCACAGAACAAATTTTAACTCCAAAGGAGTTACAAGTGAACTTATCACTTTGCAAACAAGAATTCGTTGATTCTTGGAATGCTTTACAATTAGGATTTTCTGCCTTTGATGAAATACCAAGAGACTTTAATGATTTCTTAGTATCTTATGTAGGTGGTAAAGTTGCTGAAAAAACAGAACAAGATATATGGAGTGGTGAAACTGCAAACAATGGAGAATTCGGTGGGTTTGAACCTATCTTATCTGCATCTGCAGCAACACTATTAACTTCAGCTGTTCAACCAGCAAGAACTAATGGTGATGGAGCAGTAATTAGTGGGTCAGTTGATTCATCAAATGTACTAGCAACATTATCAGCAGTATATGATACTATCCCTTCTGCCGTATATGGTAAAGAAGATTTAGTAATCTACGTTGGTTCTAAAATCGCAAGAGCATACCAATCAGCATTATCTGGTAATTCAACATTATCAAATAACTCTTACAACAACCAATTAAACGTTGGTGAAAAACCATCAAACTTCCAAGGTGTAGAAATCGTAATGTGCCCAGGAATGAGTGATGATAGAATCGTTGCAGCACAGAAATCTAACCTATTCTTCGGAACAGGATTATTATCTGACCATAACGAAGTAAGAGTACTTGATATGGCAAACCTAGATGGTTCGCAGAATTATAGAGTAATAATGAGATATACTGCAGGAACACAAATTGGAATTGCACAAGATATCGTTTATTTCGGAGCATTTTAAGTCTAACAATTAATTTAATAAAAAGGAGAAACTATGAGTTGTTTAATTACCACAGGAAGAAATGAAGTATGTAAAGATTCAGTAGGTGGATTACAAGGAGTTTATTTTATAAACTACGAGACAGGTTCATTCAGTAAGAATGCATCTGGAGAAGTAAATTCACTATCTGGAAGTACTGTATATTTCTACGAACTCAAGGGCACTTCTACTTATACGGAGACAGTCAACTCTTCAAGAGAAAATGGAACTACGTTCTTCTCTCAAGAAACAGTTGTTAATTTGAAAAAATTAACTAACGAGATGACTACTCAACTTAAATTGTTAGCTTATGGGAGACCACAAATCCTAGTATGGACTAATTCAGGTGATACATTATTAGCTGGAGAAGTACATGGAAACGATTTAACTGCAGGAACTATTCAAACAGGTGGAGCACTTGGAGACCTTTATGGTTATTCAGCTACTTTCACAGGTGAAGAAAAACTTCCAGCCGCTTTCTTAAGTGGTTCAACCGTTGATGACGCATTCGCAGGATTACCTGCCATTGATAAACCAACAATTGTGTACGGTTCGTAAGTAGAATTACTTATTGAGACTAAAATAAAGAAAACCTCTCTTCGTGAGAGGTTTTTTTATGTCCTATTATGAGATAATGATAAGTTAATGTTGAGTTGTTATAGTAGTAAAAGTTTAGATATGCTATCTTACTATATATCACAAAGTAACGAATTCGTAGTTAGAACACAAGATACTGCTAGTGTAATCATTAGTGGTTCTGATTCTGGTTCAGAAGATATGACACTTATATTAGAAGATATGATGACTTATAGTTCATCATTCTATAACTTAAGTGGCTCTTATACATTTAACCCATATGAGAATATATTATCATTCTCACAATCATTAGAGGGTGATGTAAAGACAGGAGATGAATTCATTGTACATTTAAGTGGTTCAGTATCAGGTAGTATATATAGTGGTACTATGCAAGTGTATGCATCACAATCAGTAGATAATGATGATAAGACGGTGTATATAACTCAAAATGAAGAATTCATTAGTAACACAACAGATAATCAATATATTGTAATATGAAAAAGCAAGAACAATTTTCAGTTTTAAACCTATCAAGGCAAGATGTTCCAATCGTAACAGAGGATATCAAGACAAGATACCAATGGGTACCTGTTGGAATATTAGACCAAGATGATTACTTTGGTTTAGTAACAGAAGCATATAATACATCTACAACAAATGCAGCTTGTGTTGATGGTGTAGCAGATTTAATTTATGGTAAAGGTCTTTTTACTAATGAAGAAGGTAAACAACAAAAACTAGATAAAGTAGTTCCACCTGAAGATTTAAGAAAGATTGCTTTTGATTTAAAATTATATGGTAATGCTGCATACCAAGTAATTTGGAATAAATCACATACACAAATACAAAAACTATATCATATGCCTGTTCAGAATTTAAGAGCAAAGAAGATATATGATATGGGTAGAATAGAAGGATACTACTATTGTTCAGATTGGAGTGACCATAGAAAACAGAAAGATAAGAAATATTTACCTGTCTTTGGTTCATCTAACGAAGAAATAGAAGTAATGTATATTAAGGAATACGAACCTAACAGATATTACTATTCTTTACCTGATTGGATTTCTGCATTACAATTTTCATTTAGTGAAGCAGAATTATCTAACTTACACTTAAACAATATAGAAAACGGTTTCTTGCCTGTTGCTATGGTTAATTTCAATAATGGAGTTCCTGCACCCGAAGAGAGACAAACAATAGAAAATTTATTAGAATCTAAATTTACAGGTACTCGTAACGCTGGGCGTTTTATGGTATCGTTTAATGATGATGTAGTAAATAAACCTACAATAGATACACTACCCATGGAGAACTTACATGAGAAGTATCAATATGTTGCTGAATACTCACAAGATAGAATTCTCGTAGCTCATAGAATTGTTTCCCCTTTATTATTTGGAATCAGAACTGCGAATAATGGATTCTCTTCAGCAGCAGAAGAAATGAAAACTGCATATTCTATTATGCAAACAATGACTATATTCCCTTTCCAAAACCTTATATTAAACTCTCTGTACCACGCATTTAGAGTGGGTGGTATAGATTGTAATGATTTATATTTTGAACAACTGACACCTCTTGTAATCCTTTCAGATACAGCAGATGATACAGACCAGACAATACAAGAAGTACAAGATGAGATAGATGATAACTTACAAGGTGGAGAAGGAGAAGAAAGTTTAGAACAAGAAAAACCTAACGAAGAGTATGAACCAATAAGACCAAGTGATTTTGGTTTTGATGCATACTATAAAGAATAATAAGATTATGGCATTTGGATTATTAATAACACGAAACGATATCATCAAGAACACACCATTAGGTGGAGCGATTGATGCTGATGCTCTTCTACCTTTTATAAGAACGGCTCAAGAAAAATATATACTTAACATAGTTGGTACTGTACTATACAATAAACTACAAGATGATGTAGAAGCAGAAACTGCATTTACAGGTTCTTATAAAGAACTTGTAGAAGATTATATAAAACCAACATTAATATGGTACGCTTGTGTAGAATATATTCCATTTAGTTCTGTAACCTTTAAATCAGCTGGTTCAGTTAAACAACAAAGTGAGACTGGTATTGCACCATCTAAAAATGAAGTAGATTACCTTTTAAGTAAAGCTTTAAATAATGCAGATTATTATTCAACAAGATTACAAGATTGGTTGATAGCAAACAATACTAGTGTGCCTGAATACAATGAAACGACTGGAGATGCAACACAAATATATCCTGACCAATCTAATCAATACTTTGGAGGAATACAATTATAAGATATGAGTACATCATCACAAAATACAGCACCTCAACAAATTACTAAGGATAGTGGAGTAAACTTTTCTTTGTATTACAATACGATAAACTTCTTCAAAAACATTATGAAGAATCACCCAAGTATTGCAAAGGTAACACAAGGAGATATATTCTCTTTTGATAATACACAATTTCCTCAGTATCCAATTGGTAATGTAATGATACAGACTGCAGCTTTTACGAATAATACAACTGATTATAGAATCCAGTTAATCGTTGCTGACAAATCAAAAATCTTAAATGATGATGATATACCAAATAGAAAAGATAATAAACAAGAAGTACCTTTCTATGGGACTAGTGATATGGTAGATATTCATTCTAACACAATGAGTATTCTAAATGATTTAACATCCTATGTACAGAAAGGAAATTATGGAATGGAGGTGAATGGCACAATAAATTGTGTTCCATTCGCAGACCGATTCAACAATGGATTGGTTGGGTGGTCAGCAGAATTTGACCTAACTGTTCACAACGATAGAAATCGTTGCCTTTTTTTTTTGAGTCCACCTAGCGGTTCGTACTTTAAAATAGAAGATTGTGAAACAGGAGATGAGTTTAATGCAGTATTAGAAGCAAGTGGTTCAATAGGACAAGTATTTGCTACAAAATATGTACCTTCTCCAACAGGATTTTTAATATCTTATGATAATATAAGATGTTTTGAAATAAAAGAAGAAATAAATGATAGAGATGATTATAACTTTTTTAACTTACCTGTACTTGAAATACCTTACGAGGATTTCGAAACTTGTGAAGCTTGTGAGTTATGGACATCACCAAAAGTTTGGGGAACAACACCTGAACGATATGATAATAATAAAATAGATGATGCACTTAGACAGTGGATACATACATAAAGAAACGATATGAGTAATTTAAGTAACTTATTTATTAGTCAATCCTTTTATGGGATTGTTAATTTAGACAATTCATTAGAGCCATTATCATCAGCAAGTGGTGATGTAGAATTGCAAGATGGTATAGGTGATAATCTAGGATTAAGAATTAACGCAACAACAAAAGAGTTTACAGTTGTAAACAATTTTAAAGTTGATGGTAATGCTGATTTCAATGGTAATGTAGATATAAGTGGTTCATTCACACATACAGGTTCACTTGATATATTAGGTGATATAACTGCAAGTGGTAATATTAAAGCTACGATAGGAAACTTTGATACTCTTAATACAAGAGTACTTCATGTAACACAAGAATCAGCTAGTGTAATATTTTCAAGTGGTTCAAATGTATTAGGTGATGAAGAAACTGATAGACAAGATTTAATAGGACAAGTAATTGTAAGTGGTACTTTGGGTGTAGAAGGTTCTTCATCGTTCACAGGCTCTCTTACAGTAAGTAATGAGATAAGTTCTTCTACTGTTAATGGTATAGGTAATGTAACAATATACTCTGCATCGGTAGATAATAGATTAGACCAGTTAGAAGTTAATAGTGGTTCTCAAGCATCACAATTAAGTAATTTAGAAAACTTTACTGCATCACAAGAAAATATTAATAGTGGATATAACTCTTATACATCATCAACTGATAATAGATTAACTAATATAGAAGCTACAACTGCATCATTAGAAACAAATAAATTAGATGTATCAGTTTATAATACAGATTCAGCATCATTTGATAATAGAATAGACCAGTTAGAATCAGATACAGGCTCACAAGATAGTAGATTAGATTCGTTAGAAGCATTTACTGGTTCGCAAGAAACCCTTAATGGTTTTTATAATTCATTTACTGCAAGTAATGGTAATACTTCTTTAAATTCTTTTACTTCATCTTACTTTATAGATTCAGCATCATTTGATTTAAGATTAGACGAACAAGAAGCATTTAGTTCATCACTTCAACAAGATTTTGTTAGTACTGGTTCATTTAACACCTATACTGCATCACAAGATACTATAAATGGTTTCTACAATGCATTTACTGCCAGTAATGGTAATACTTCATTAAACTTATATACACAATCAGCTGATATAAGATTAAACAATTTAGAATTAGAAACATCATCAATAGATAATAGATTCAATATACTAGAAGCAGAAACTGCATCTTTACAAGTAGAGATAGATGGTTTAAGTTTATTTACTGGTTCTTATGCAACTACTGGTTCTAATGTATTTAAAGCAGAGCAAACAATTACTGGCTCTGTATATGGTAATGTAACAAACATAACAATTGCTTCATCTACCGCATCAATTGATTTATCACAAGGTAATTTCTTTACTGTTACTTTACCTAGTGGAGATACACACTTAACTGCAACAAATATTGAACCAGGTCAAACTGTAAGTTTAAGGGTTCAAATTGATGGAGCTGGTAGAAATGTAACATTAGATGAAAGTAAAGTTAAATTTGCTTCTGGATTAGAATATGAACCATCTATATCTTCATCTTATGATTTATTATCTTTTATATCTTTTGATGATAGTGCAATATATGGTGTAGCACAAACAACATTTGATAAATAAAAGATAAGATATGAAGTTTCAACCAACTGCACATATGGGAGGAGAAAACCTACTTCAACCTTGTTGTGAACTCAACCAATCAGGTAGCACACAAATATACCAAAATATAAATGGTGTAGAATGGCAAATCAATTTATATACCTCATCTATACAACTAGGAGGAGCAACAGGTTCAGCAGAAACATTTGATGTAGCCGTAACAGGTAGTACAAAACACGCAATTGTAGCGTGTGTTGGTGGTGGTGGTTCTGCATATTCTAGACAAGCATCCGCTGGTTTTGGTTATGGTGGAGGAGGAGGTGGTGTATTCTTAACTTCATCACTAGAACTAAAAGCAGGTTCAACTTATACAGCAACAATAGGTAATGGAGGAGATGGTTTTACTTGTGGTTTAGGTGCACCAGCGTGTGACCCTAATGGTGCAGATGGACAACCTTCATCATTTGTTGGTGGGGGACATAATATAGTTGGAGGTGGAGGTGAAGGTTCAACTATATCAGGTGGTAGTGGTGGTTCTTCTGGTATTCCAAATGCACAATCAGGTTCAGCAACAGGAGGAAGTGGAGCAGCTTTAATAGCTACTGGTTCTACAGGAGCTTTTGGTTTATCTGTTTTTGTAGGTAATGCAGCTCCAATATTTAGAGCAGGTGGTGGTGGAGTTGGTGATGCACCTGTACCTACACCTGGTGTTGGAAACACTTCATCAGAATTCGGTGGTAATTCAACTGTTTTGACAAGAGAAGAAGGAGCTAGTAATTGGACATTTGGAGGAGGCTCAGCTGGCCACCTGCAATTTGATAGTCCATCTTCTACCTATTTTAGTACTCCTGCAGGTAGTGGTTGTGTAATGGTAGCAGTACCAATGAACTTATGTTCATCATCACTATATCAAAAAACAGATTATGTAAAAGGAGATTTAGTAAACTATTGGGATTTTAGTAATCCAAAAACATTTGGTAAAACACCTTACAATAGTAAATTAACAGATATAAGAAATACAAGTAATTCATTATTTGCTCAAGGTACAGGTTCTGTTGTAACATTACCAAGTAGTTCAGTTACTTTACAAACTCAAAATTATTTAGGTGATGTACCAATACTGTATGATGATACAAGTTCAGATACATATCCAACATCTAGATTAGTTACTTATGATGCACAAAAAGTTAGTGGTAGTTTAGATACAACTGCAGCAGCATTCTCATATGAATGGTATGGTGTGCCAACTGGTAATCCAGAAACTTTGTTTAGTATAAACCAACTTAGTAAGAATGATGAATTAAGTAATCCTAAGATTATTTTAACACAAACAGGTGGAGGTAGATTGGATTATATTGCACCAGGAGGAGCGGAAACACAACTAAGTGGCACTATTACAACTAGTGCTAATAACCATGTAGTACTTACTTATAATGGTTCTGTTTTAAAATTATATGTTAATGCAGTAGAAGAAGATACGGCAACAGTAAGTGTTACAAGTGATTTAGATAATCCTATGATATTCCTAGGTGATGCTGCAATTAATGGTGATAGTAATTCCCATCATTTATTTAGAGCATATAACGATGAATTAACAAGTGATGAGGTAATGCAAAATTATTCAGCATCAGCAGCATTATAATGAAAGAATTAAGAGATGTAGCGAAAGTATATAAAGATAAAGCTTTACAAGCTATAAATCCTGGTGTCCCTTATAAAAAATATAAAACAGGTTCTTCTAAAGCATACAAGACTGGTAAGATG